TGCCGGACGCCGTCTTGATGTTGAAAAGGTTCGTGATTTTATTGCCGGCGTAGACGTAGAATGCATTGTCAACGGTGGTGTCCCCGTTATTGGTCATATAGAGCAGATCAAAGACGCCCGCCGTGACCGTCTGGTCGAGGTGTGAATCCAACCAGGCCGCGGAAATATGCGAAACCGCCGTAAAGGTTCCGCCGTCTTCAATCAGACCATAAAGACCGGTGACCATAGCGCCTGATCCATTGATCACGCCATTATTGCACGCCTGCCCGTATGCTCCGACCAGTGATCCGCCCGTCATAGTATAACCGGACGCGAGACGACCAATTCCACCGAGGCCTCGGATTCCTGCTTGCGAAGTTTCCGTCGAAGGTTTGGCGTCTACCGTCGCCTCGATCCCAAAATGGGTTCCGGCAACGATGGTCGGTTCGCCTTTCACTTCGACGACATAACCGTCGATATTGGGCCGGCTGTGGAATTTTACGACGCCGTATTTCGTCTGCAAAACAGTTTCACCCGCGGCGGTTCCATCGGCGCCGGCGGGCTGGACGAGCAGACCTGTTAAGTTCGTAATTTGTGATCCCATAGTTTTCTCCGATTTTTAAAAAGGCGTGGCGTCATTACACACCACGCCTTTCACTATTGATAAACCGTAAGGTTTACGAATGCCCCATGTGGGCCAATCTCCAATCACCGTAGCCGAAGGCATAACGGGCGTAAAACTTGAATTTATACAACCCACCTTCGGGACCGTCCGGCTCAAACCAGGCATGAAGCAGACTTGGCGCCCTGCGTTGCCCGATGATGATAGGTTTCGTGGATTCGCCACCAGCGACCAAAATCCAGGCGGTTGAATCCAGTTTCGGCGACACGATGTAATCGGTAACGCCCTGGTATGTGTTGATCTCTGCATTGGCTGTATCATACGCGCGGGGGTTGCGGCAGATTTGACCGGCAAGGCGCTCGTAATTCGGGGGAACAACGAGCAGGTTGTAATTGTGATCCACTTCCTCGCCTCGATCATCCACGAATAATTTTGAGGCAACGCGAACAGTCTCGAAATTATCAATGGTCAAGGCCAGGGCGGAAACGTTGTCTTGTGCCGTCTGGTAATCCGCGCCCTTGTCAACATGTGAGGCTGAATAAAAAGCGTTGCCGTCATAGCAGGCGCCATAATTGGTTGTGGCGTCGCCGTCATTCAACGCTTTGAAGCATTGGTTATTCACCCACTGTTTGAAGCGTTCGCCCGCGCTCCTGACCTTGCGGTTCAGGTCGCCGGTCTGATCATCGTCAATGGCGTTCTGTGAAATATCCACCGTGACCGAATAGTCTTTGGCGTGCATTTCCAAAGAGCGTTCGATGTAATCCTGGGATACCGTCCGCCCCTTGTCTTCCGTCGGCATAGGTGACGCGCCGAGGTCGGTCAGGGTCAGGTCTTTGGTGTTCATGGGAACGACCATAGCGATTCGCTGGTAATCCATTTTGAAAGTCGGTAAGGCTGCTAAAAATCCAGTCCTGGCTCCGACCACGAGATGTTGAGGAACATTTCCACCGATCATTTCATCCTCCTTTTAAGCGCCGGTGCAAATCTGAGGCGTTGTCAGTTCAACAAAGGCGTAACCGCCTTCGACAGCGACCAGTTTGCCGATCTGTGGATTGTCGCCCGCGGTTTCGGACAAGGTGCCTGAATCCGACATATAGACGGTTTTTCCCAGGTCTGCATTGTCAAAAACGGTGGATTTGAAGCCGATAATGGACGGGCCAACGGCGACGACAATTTCAGTCGTTTCCGCGGCGCTGGCAGCAACTTCTTTTTCTTCCATTGCAATACCAACGCAGACGTCCGTCGCTGCGACAGTTGTCGCGTCGACATACCCGCGAACGTATAAGGTGTCAACGTCCTGGTCAATGATCATTGGTTGGCCTTTATACACGTGTTGGGCGGAGCTGGTGTCCATAATCCATTTATGGGTTACCAGGGGGCCGGCATGCCGAATGGGTGCATCTTTTGAAAGGTCGGTCATGGCTTTACTCCTTCTTCACGAATTCGGAAAGGTTGTAGTCGGCCATGTTGCCGAGTTCAGAGGCGTTGATTTTGAAGAATTCGGCGACGGTGTTCTTTTCGTCCGTGCCCAAAAAGTCGCGAAGACACATTTTGAGCGGATCAGAAAGTTCGCGGGCGCCCTGGATTTCTTCTTTATGGCCTGCCTCGGTGAAAGGAACCACACCCTTTTGAAGAATGGCGGTCAACATGTCCTCGACTTTCTTTGCCTGATCTTCCGGCAATTCAAGTAGGACGGCTTCGATAGCGTCTTTCTGGATCGGCAAACCCGCCTTATTGCTGCCGTCCTTGCTATCTTCACCCACCACATGAGCCGAGAATTTGGCAACATGCGATTTACGCTGTTCCAACGCCAACATAGCGGTCACCCGCTCGTTCGCGCGAGCATCAATCAAGGTTGCGAGATCAGCAGCGCCTTTCCCGCCCGTGGATAATTTAGCCACCAGACGGCCTTCGGCCTGTGTCAGCAAAGCTTGCTGTTGCTCTGGATTTAGTTTGTCAAAATCGAATTCCATGTCTTCCTCCAGATCAGGATTTTGGTTTTGAATACTGGAATTATCAGGCTCGAAAATTCCAGCGATAACCCTTTGTAATGACCGGATCGCAGCCTCGACCCATTGCCTTTTTACTTCCGTCCAGTTGTCCAGGGCGTCCAGGACAACGGCGCCGTCTTCTGCGATCTCGAATTTCACGCGCCAATTCTTTTTGTCCTTACGGCAAATCAGGTAGCCGTCAAAGACCTGGACCGGATAGGCTGACCAATCGTATTCGGAATATTGCTCGTAAAACGCCTGTTTTACTGCGTAGACTTGTTCGTCCAGGCTGTCGGCTTCATCCACGGCGCCGATGGAAAACATGGCAAATTGTGCCTTGTCAATCGGCTTCAATAAAATTTCATGGTTGGCGTTTCTGGTTGCTGGCCAATTGGTCAGAGATCCCCCCATAATGACCTTTGCTTGATCATCGAATTCCGGACTGAAAAACCGCTTTTTGTCTGATCCAATCAGTTCGGCGCCCTCGTCGTTCCATTCAACGGACAATAGGACGATGTTTCGTTTTTTGTCCAGGGACGCGCCCTTGATCCAACCCGCGGCGTCTTCGTGATCATGGCCGTTTGTGTCGATTGGGAACCCTACGATTTTGCCGGATTCATCCTTTGTGCTGGCCAGGGCGTTATTCGTGTTTTTGACGTATGTTTCCAGTTCGTCCGGCTTCACAATGAACAGGCGTCCGAGCATGTCAATAAAACGACCAGTAGCCAAGCCGTCAATCGTCTTGGTCTGGACGTTCTGGACCGATAACCTGGTGAAAATTGAATTTTTTATTGTTTGTGCCATATCGCCTCAAATAAAAAGCCGTAACTTTTATTTACGGCCAGCTCTCGCAAGGTTCGGGGGGACGGAATTATTACCTTTACGCGCCATCGTCCCCCCTTCATCAAAAAAAATTTGTAATAACTTTTTGATCAGCTCTCGCGAGATCAGAATTTACTTCAGTATAGGGGATGATTCACCCAAGACAAATACTCTTTTTTGGTCATTATAGTTTTGCTCCATGTGCCTCCGGTAATTCGTGATCATGGGTTTCATGGATTTGCGCGGGAATGTTCAGGTGTTGTACAACACGGCTGATCTGGACGTTCCATTCTTGCCCTTTTGATGTCGTTTTTACCAGGGCGATATTATATTCACCTGGTGGCAGTCGATCAATCGCCCTGGCAATCTTCAAGGATTTTAGGGAAACGTCTGCTTGTGCCATTAGTGCCCCGCCCAAATATTTCCGTCGTCGTCAACCAGAATGTGCAAGCAGTTGAAACCGTGACATTCAAAATTCTGGTTTCCTGGCTGGCCAGGGATCAGACCGCGCTTAATCCAAAAGTCCGCCGAATGGCGTTTGCCTTTCCATTTTTTACAGGTTTTACAGGATTCCTCGCCGTCCTCGCCCTCAAAGGTCAGCATGATTTTTCGGTTCCCGCGTAACCTGCCCTCAGCATAGACGCCGTCCAGGGTTTCGGCGTAACCTTCCGAACGATCATCGACCTCGTGAATGTTGTCCTGATCCGGTTCCTCTTTTTTCAATTCCTTCAGGCGGTCAAACAACTGGTCGATATATGACATTTCGGTGGTCTGTTTGTTCCCAATCCATGCATGGTCGGCGCCCGTCATTTTTGCCAGGTCACCGCCGGCGTCCAGGTAACCACGGCGGAACGCATTTGAAAAGGCTCCCGTCATGGCTTTTTTCATCTGATTTCGATATTTGACCGGATTCGTCTTTTCATCCACCAGGTAACCGAGGATTGCATCTTTTATGTTGTATTTATACGTTGCCCTGATCTGCGAATACTCGGGTAATTCCTGACCGGATGATCCGGCAAATAGCGCGGTCAATTTTTTGAAAATTGAAAGGAATATGTTCATACGCCTCCTTCACTGGCAACGGATAAAATAAGTGTGGCTATACAACAAGCAGCGACCAAAAAGATCACCAGGTCAAGCAGTATCGCGGTAAATAGCCACACCCTGTTTTTCATCCGGCCCTCGATTGGATCAGATCATTTGCACGTTGTAATTCCAGTGCCAGCGCGTCCCGTGACCTGGCCCGTTCGAGCGTCGCCCACTGCTGCATTGTTCGCGGTAATTCCGTCTTGGTTGTTTTGGGCGGTTTGGCAGGTTCTACGACTGGTTTTTCCGGTTTTGTGCCGTTTTCTGGCTGGCTGGTGCCCGTTGTTGATCCTGGACGAATAACGTCTTCTTCAGCCGGCACGGAGGCATTCAGAATGCCGGAATGCCTGCGAATGTCCTTTACGTCTTCTTCTGACAAATCCATCCAAGCAATAGCATCCAGGAAGTTTGCCAGTTCTGAAAGGCTGATCTGTTTGTCGATGTGGGTGCATACCAGGTGTGGGCGCCTTTGCAGTTTTGGGAACCGGTCCCCATTCAACCAGAACAGGCGCCGGATCAACTGATTGTCCATTTGAGACGCGAACCCGTCCAGCATGGCGTTATAGGTAGTAATGAACATCTGCGAACTGTCAGACATGGCCGCGCGTGAACCGGCGTCCGAAATAGAAGCCAGGGCGACCCACTGCATGTTGTAAATGGTCAGTTTCAGAATGCCAAAATACTTTATAGCATCCAAAATTGAGTTCGCTGCTGAAAATGGAACGCTGACCAATTCGCCTTTGACGCCCTTCGGCCAAATGGCATAATTTCCTTCTTGGGCGGTGGCGATGGCGCGGGCGTTCCGCTTAATGTCTGCCTTGTCCTGTGGGGAAAGTATTTGATCCGTTACGACGTCCAGGTAACCCGCCGAATGTTCAAAACCGATACCCTGGACCACTTCGAGGCCGTATTTGATCCGCTCCAAACGCCACACCGCTTCGAGCGGGGTCAGACCTTCGGGGTTATGGGTGTCGCCGAAGGTAATGTGTAATGACCTGTTCAACGGAATATTGATTGACTGCCCCATTTTTTGACGTTGAATGAAACCGCGTAATTTGCCGGTGTTTTCGTCAAGATCCCAATGATCAAATGAGGAATGATCACGCCATGCAAGGCGCCTGATCCCAATATTACCGTCGTTATACTGGCTCCGCCAATCGTCGTCGTCCGGCGGAATCCAGCCAGTCTTTCGCAGACCGAGAACGACTTCCCACCAGCCAAACCCCATAAAGGGGACTTGGGCGACCAGCGTCGAAAGGAAACCGTCCTGCCCGTCTTCCAGATCATCAAGAACGCTTTCGGCAAATTCCAGCGCCTTTTTTTCGTCGTCGTTTGGGTCGTCGTCCAATACAAATTTCAGTTTGACCGAGCGGGCGAGTGCCTGGTAAACCCCGCGTATGACCGATATTTCAGGATCAGACCGCCTCATCCTGGAATAAAGAGGCTGGACGCCTGGCCAGTGTAAATCGGCATGATACGCTTCTTCAACATAACCCATAGTCGATTGAAGGCCGAGCGTTCCCATTTCAATATATTTTGCAATTTCTTCGTTGATTGGTTCTATTTGGTCCGACATTTTTACCTCCATCGTGATTCAAAATCATCGTCCATGTTGTCATTGTCTTTCAGTGTTCCGAGATCCCGTAAATCATCAAATGTTGTTTTGCCTCCTCCGGTCATGGCGTGCCGTAAAATGGCCAGCATCACAACCCAATCATCATGCATACCAGACGGCGCCTCAAAACGAGGGTGCCCTGTCGCCATTGTCAAAACTTCAAACGCCCGTAATTCATCTATGGCGTCCTCTGGAACCTTGAAATCGTTCTGCTCGAATGCCAGTGCCAGCGATTGCATGAGGGGGGGTTTTGTTGACGGCATCATATTGAAGCCAGGTATGCCGTCCCCGCCGTAAAGGATATTAAGGCCGTCGCTGATCAGTAATTCGATATTTGGAACGCCGATGCTGTTGCGTTCTGGCATGCAGTAATCGGGATTCCATTTTCGATAAAACGACTTCACTTTTTCGCGCTGGTAAATATAGTCCATATTATTGAACCGTTCCCAATCGACGACCCTTTTACATTCGCAACATCCGACGCCCTGGACGGTGAAGTCTTCAGATAAACCCCAGTCGAGCGCCATAACCAGGCGGTGGCCTCTGTGTAATGCGACAGGATCAGGTTGTTTGATTACGGCAACCCTTTCGAGATTTTGGAAGAATCCGCCGTCCTCTATAAATTCGGCCATGATCTCTTGTTTGAAGACGCGCTCCGGCATTTCTTTTTTCAGGTCTTCGATTTCGTCAATGGGAATGTACGGATTATCGTATGTTGAAAATTTCCAGCGTTGCCAGTTTTCAGACTTGGCAGCCATTGAATAAAGTTTATAAAAATCATTGAGGCCTTTGGGGGTCCCTGACACGATGGCGCCCCCGCGCATGTCTGCCAGCGTTGACCGAATGGACATGTTCCAAATATCCTGTAATTGCTTGATCAGTCCAGCCTCGTTGATAATCGCGAGTTTATACTTTCGGGACCTGCCAGCGTCGGGGTTATTGTCCAGCGACCACATTTCCAAGATCCCGCCGGTGATCAATTCGATTCGGTGTTCCTGTTCGCTTTGGTCTTTGATGATTGGATCAAGGGCGCGTTTGATCTCGCGCCATGAAGGGGCCAGGTATTTATAAGTCGGTTCAAACCAGCCAACAGGCCAGCCGTCCAGGATATATTTTATTGCGACGTCCTCGTCGAAAATGTTTTTACCAAAACGGCGCCCGCAATCAAGCACATTGAATCTTTTCATGCCGAACTTAATTTCCAACTGCGAGGCATGCAGTTTCGGCAGCCTGATTGTTATATCGTTATTCAGGGGTTGGCGTCTCATTGTATTCGACCCTCACAATCAATTCGTTTCCGTCCTTACCGGCTTTTCCCATAAACGTAACCGATTTATAAGAATTCAAGCCGAGCAGTTCTGCCCGTTTGTTTATACACCAGGCTACCCCTTGCAAAAAACGCGGATCACCGACATTGTCTTCAGTCCTGCTCATTTTCTCCAATTTGTCGGGCGCCGGTGTTGTGGTCTGATCAGGTCGCGAGGCCTTACCCTGCATTCTGGTTACTTCGACCTTTGATTTTTCCTGACTCCGGCGCCATGCATCCCAATATTCACGCTCCAAATTATCAATCCTGGCCAGCTCTTTTTTCTTGTTTTCGTCAATGTCGTTGATCCTGGCCTGCTGCCATTCCTTTTCAATGTAAAAGAGATCCCGCGAAATGGTGGACTGCGATAAACCTAATTGCTCCGCAATGGCCATTTGGGTAATCCCCTGCAAATATAACCGCGAGATATTTCGCCGATCTCGCGCAATCTCAGATTTTTTCCTGGATTGTGCCATTATGCAACCTTATTATGCATCTGCTTTTTCTATATCGCCGACCTCAACATCACCCATAGATTTTATCGCTTTTGGGTCGCCTTTATAAAATATCAGAACGTTTTGGTGTGTTCGTCCGAGTTTACGCGACGCCGTGAATTGACGTCCGACGCGGATCAGTAACGAACCGATGACATTCACCAGGATTCCTTCGTTGTAAAGGATCAATCCGGCGTCCTGAAATGCTTTTATCGTTTCCGCCGGTAAATTCCTATAAAATCCTCGCTTGTCTCGAATATCGCTGACAACGAAACAGGCGAACCGATCAGGTTTCAACATCTTTGAACAAGCGGAAATAATCGCCCTGTATGCAATCAAAAATTCTTTGTAGGGCAGTGTCGATAAATCCGCCGGATCATCACTATAAACTTCCAGGTCACCATAAGGGGGGCAGGAGAAAATCAGATCATACTCGCCCTCAACCAATGACGCGATATTACGACTGTCGCCGGTGATCCACTTCGGGCTGATCCAATCACCAGGCGCCGACGCCTTGATTGTCGAATGACCTGCCCCGACTTCTGTCACGGTTGCACGGCGCCCAACAATCCAAAACAGGTCGCCCTCCTGTAAAAAGGGCAGACATTTTGCCTCATAGATAGGATCAACCAGCAAATCCCCGAACCTGTTCGGTGCCGGTTTTTCGTATTTAAGCGGGCTGTCGATGATCTGAACCATAGATTCATAATCAGGCGGAGCGAATTCTTTCAACCGCTTTTCAGGATCAGCGCCAACCTTGATTCCGATTACTGGTATGTTCAGGTTATTGTCCTTCAATCCCCAAAGCAGACCGCATAAAGACATTCCGGAACCCACCGGTATAACGATCCTTTTCACGAACGGGGGAATGTTCGCAACCTGTCGCCTGGTTTGGGTGACCGCCTCCTGACATTCCATACCAAAGGGAATTTCAGTCCAGCCTTTAGAACTGGCAGCATCCCGCGCCCTGGCAATAATGACCGTGTTATAACCTGGTTTATGTTGGACAATTTCGGCGCCGAATGATCCTGCCTCGGTAACTTCCGGCGATAATTCACCAGACGGAACATGAACCTGACACGGAATTTTGAGCCTTTTCGCAATCCTGGAAACAATGTTCACCTGTGGGGATTGACGGGAGCCAGCCGTAACAACGCCCTTTGCATTTTCGGCCAGCGCGAGGCAGGTCCTTACCTTTCCTCCGCAAACGCCATTGACGGCGAACAGATCATCACGTTTTACATAAATTCCGTTGATTTCTTGAACAGGCGTCAATTCTTCGGG